GGCATCCCTTGGTCTTGGTATTGCCAGCAACGAAGCTGTACTGATTGCCAACCATGACCGATTCCCGGTAATGATGAATCCCGTTAAATTGGATGATCTTAGAGGAATACAAGGTCAGACAACATTACCTGCGGATATGCTGGACGATGTCCATTGCGTAATGACGAAGGATACTCATCTTAATGCCCTTGCGGATGTATTTGACTTCAAAGATGGTATTTATAGTATAGGTGACGGGCTCATCGAACTCGGACAATGGGCGAATGAATTCTGCGTAATCGCTTGGCTTACCCTAATCTTTAAGAAAGTTTGGGACGGCGAAATACAGTAAGGATGTTAGGAGGAGAATGCTGAAAATTGAGAATGATCTATTGAAAGGACTAGATGTAGAATTACAACTCGACGATGTCGAAAAAGCAATTCTTTCTTCATATGTAAAGCAACGGGGATTCGATATCGTACAGAAGATCATGGAAGATCAAGTTCGAAAGTTCAACTTCAAATTGATAAACACTAACCCTGCTAACTCCGCTGAAGTCTGCGCCAATCATTATTTGGCGAAAGCAGTAGCACAGTTTTATGTAGGATTGATGGAGCGCATTCAAGAAGAGTGTTCGATCAATGCTTACAACAATCGCCGACAGGATATCGTGGAAGACGCGGTAACCGCAGTGATTGAGGAATTTAATTGAAACTCCTAATCGCAGTAATTACATGCCATAAGAACATATACGCCCCACAAAAAATACGTGAGACATGGTCTGATGAGCATGTCCGATTCTTTTATGGTGGTGGGGATCGCACAGCATTGCCGGATGAAGTCTTTTTAGAAGTACCAGATACATATATGGGTCTGCCGCTTAAGGTACAGGCGGCGATAAAATGGGCAAAGGAAAATGGATACACCCATTTTTTCAAGTGCGATGACGATGCCTATGTTCGCCTAGATCGGCTTCTAAAAAGTGGTTTTGAGAAATACTATTACGTTGGTATGAAAGTTCGAGCGTATGTAGGTGGAAATTATCTAGAGTACATGCACGGTGGGGCGGGCTATTGGTTGAGCCCCCAGAGTATGGATATGGTAATTGCTGCACCGATATTTGGTAAATCTGAAGACGGATGGGTGGCGAAAGTCCTAGCTGAAAAAGGTATCAAAGGTAAGCATGATGAACGATTAATATATCGTCGTCGGGTTTATAAAGACCCATTTCCTGCGACACCTACTCCAGACAATGAGTTGATTACATCGGCGGAATTTTCGCCGGAAGAGATGCACAGAGTCCATCGACTCTGGAAAGGTATAGATTTGACGGATGCCATGTCCGCCGATGAGTACAAGCAGTATATACGGAGGAGTATATGAGCACAGTTCCAGTTGTTCTAGAAGTAGAGGTTCCTGAAACCCCGGTTGCTGAAGTTGTGGCACCTGTAGTGCCAGTAGTTCAGGCAGTTCCCGATCCGCTCGCCCCGGTACAAAAGCGGTATGAGTATCAGCCGGTAGATGAGCATAATCGACCGCTCGGTGGCAAGCAGGTAATCCTGTATACTACCGAACTTGAATTGGTCGAGAAGTTAAGAGATCAGAATATGGAGTTGGTTCGCAAGATGCGAACTCTCTCCCGTGAAAATCGGTTAGGTCGCGGCACGAAAGATGAGATCGCACCTGAAATTGAGAAGATTCAGCCGCTTGTAAACTTTGCGGAGAAGCCACTATCTGCGGAAGAACGATTTGCTATTTCTCAAGAGTTGAATGACCCCGAGAAGTTCGAATCTGCTCGCGATAGACTTTTGGAATCCGCAGTTGGCGTAAAGCCGAGTGTCCTTCGAGATACTCTAAATACTACGCAATTACAAACGCATCAACTCATGGCACGTCAGAATGCAGAAGAGTGGCTAGCACAGCATCCTGAATTCTACAAGTGTCAGGAGAACATAGCAACGGTCTGTGACTGGATGGTTAAAAATGGGCTAAAGCCAACAGTCAAGAATTTTGAGTATGCCCAAGTTGAGATGGAAAAAGCCGGATTGCTTTTTCCATCGCCTATCGTGCGTGAGGTTACACCCGTGCCGGAAGTACCAGCACCCGGGGTTGAGGTTCCGAAATCGCAGGAACCCGCACCGGAACCCGCTCGGATTAGCGAGGTTCCTGTGTCGCAATCGTCCGTCAGTGTACCGACGGAAAAGCGTCCTAGTCCAGTTCCATCAGGCTTTAATAATCGTATAGCATCCAGCATGGGTTCTGATACGCTTCCTACAGGCGTGATAGAAAAATTGACTATGGCAGAAATCGACAGAATGCCTTCCGATGTATATCGGAAGAATTTACAGAATCCCGCATTTGCGAAACATGTAAATGAGTTGGCGGAAAAAATGCCGCCAAAACCTACATCTCGTCGATAATTGAGGAAAACTCCAATGAGTTTTTCACCCGCAGGAAACCAGCAAGCCAACCTGCCTCAGTCCACGGTAAAGTTTTACGATTTCTTGTCGTAAACGTCAGGCTGTTGACATGAGTAGGGTATTGTGGTATACTGACAATAACGGAATATAAATGAAGAAATTCCGTGAGAACCTGAAGGCGCAAACCCCATTCGTTGCTTGTTCAGAACGTTTGGACCTCCCTGTTAATTCAGGTAATCAGTACGAGATTACATGATGGTCCCGTACTAAATAAATTTAGCTAAATCGGTGAACATCTGACAACAGACAATACCGAGGAAAGGCTTCTTATGAGCAGTAAATGGCCGTATGTGGCCGGAATATTTGATGGTGAAGGTTGTGTGTGTTTGCACGAACGACAGCCGGATGGACAATCCGCTTTCTTTTTGCAAATTATAATTTACAACACGTCTATGAATTTGATGAAATGGTTGGTGGGTAATTTTGGTGGAAAATTTTACACTAGATCACACACTGATTGGTCCAAGAAAATTCAATACGTTTGGCATCCTTCCGGTAAAAAGAATCGAGAATCGTTTCTTTTGGGAATTCTTCCGTACCTCGTAATCAAACGAAAGCAAGCAGAAATCGCTTTGGACTTCTGTCGTTTAGGTTATGGTGAACAGGAAAAACGTCGGGAGTTAGTACAAAAGTGCTGTCTTCTAAATCAGAGAGAAGAATCTGTAGAGACTAATACGCTAAATGTCATTACTTCTTCACAAGTAATGACAAAGATAGAGCCCGAACTCATTGGTGACAATGAGAGCGACCTTATGGTGACATAAGGGACAGTAAGTCTTAAATCCAAAACACGTTTGGTTCATGTACGTTCCGTTGGCCGCAAACGTGGCCCAGACTACGGAAGGTACTGTCGGCAGTTCTCTATCTGTCAGTGTTCTTACGACCACTGCCACGATTGGAGAATATGCTGACTACGCCAATTTCAGTTCGCTCAGTTTGGCGACTGCCATTGACAACACCGTCGAGAACGTTGCCCGCGAAATGTCGTATCGCCTTGGCGAATCGTTGTCCGCACTCGTGCGTGCAACCGCTGATGGTGCATCCAGCATCGATGCCAGTGTCCTTACTGAACTGGCCGCTTCGGGCACTTCGAGCTTCACCGCTCTGTCGCTCTCTCAGATTCGTAACAGCGTTCAGTCGCTGGCGGGTCGCAGCGTGCGTCCGTTCGACGAAGGCACGAAGACGTTCGCAGGGGTTAACCAAAAGGCAATGTCCGCTTGTGCGGGTTGCTAGTATGGCTCCTGCGTTAAAAAACTTGACTAAATCGGTGGACCTCTGTTATACTAATATAGTAGCAGACAATACCGAGGAAAGATTTGATGAGAAAAACGAAGTTTGCCTATATCGCTGGAATTATCGATGGCGAGGGACACCTTACGATATCTAAGATACGAAGGCCCGAAAATAGCAAAACTAATTGTTTCCACTACACCGCTAATCTGGGTGTGACGAATACCTATTTGCCGTTGCTTAAAATGTTGGTTGAAGTCGTAGGCGGCACTTACTATTGCAGTGACAGACGTGCGAACAAGATTTGCTACAAATGGGTATTGAATTCGAATGAATCCCGAGAGAAGTTTTTGCTCGCGATACTCCCGTATCTATTAGAAAAACGGGAACAAGCAAAATTGCTCTTGAAGTTTGTTCGATTGCATAAAGTAGAAAATCCTGACTTGCGAGAAAAAATGTATCAGGAGATGAAACTTTTGCACCATCAAAAATCTGTAACGACTAATACGTCAAGCGCTTCCGAAGATCTGGAAGTGAAGATAGAGTCTGATCTCACAGGCGACTGTGAGAGTGCACCTGATGTGAATCAGGGTTTAGATATAGATCATTGCCCTAGATGCAAAGAGTATTTGCATGATGAAATGGGGCATATGTGTTCTGTCTAATTTAGCCTAAACACAAATACATACACCCGTTCGCTTTGGGCGATGTGATTGCTGACAACAGCAACGATTCTCCCATCGACATTCTGAAGCACACTCCGGTGGGCCAGTTGAAGATGGAAAGTCTCGTTTCGGTCGATCTGACTGAAGTCATTGAACTGCCGTCTACCGGCGTTCAGTTCTTCCAGACGAACCTCGTCACCCAGACCCAGAACTACGGTGGGTACTCTGGACTGGTCGCACTCCGCACCTATATCTTCGGGCGCGACGGTATCTTCTCCGTCAACCTTGGAGCGAAGGGTGATGTGGGCTATGGCAACGGTGAGTGGCGTAACATCGAGTGCAACATCGTGCAGAACGCAGAGCCGACTGTTGCCGATCCTGAAGGGTTGATCCCCGGATGGACGAGCTATCGTGTGCACTTCACGACGAGCCTTGGACCCGATACTACGATCCGTATGAGACTTCTCGACGCTGCAAGTGCAGTGAGCTAGGAATCTTAACGCATGCGGATTTTATCGATTTGTAAATGATGCGTCAAATCGATGCGGCTTTAATACAATGGAGCCGCTTAAATTCTCTCTGATTGACTTGAACGCTGAAATGCCAACAAGGGGCAAGCGAAAGCAGCCTGAACGACTAAGCGAGAGAACGCCGAAAGGTGATGCGATAGTCTGATCTCACGGGAATAACAACCATGAGAGATGAGCAGAAATGCCTCATCCCGCTGAAAGGCGAGTAACAAATTGCAGCTATTAGCTAATTGAATTGATGGCTTAAGCCAGAACAAGATACTACAGGAAGTCATGATCCTGTGGCGGGAAGGGTGCCTTAACATCCTTCCCAATTCTTTAAGGAGAATTATGTTCTACACTTATCTATGGCTCCGTGAAGACGGTACACCATACTATGTCGGTAAGGGTACGGGAAACCGTGCCTTTTGGCGACATGGACGAAAAGGCGCTAAACCGCCGAATGATGCGTCACGGGTGTTAATCCAAGAGTTTGTATCTGAACAAGACGCACTATTTGCAGAAACTTTTCTGATCTCTTACTATGGTCGTAAAGACCTTGGGATGGGATATTTAAGGAATCTCACAGATGGTGGGGACGGTTCATCAGGATATAAGCATACAGAATTAGCTCTCCGAAAGATGAGTGACAATGCCCGATTAAGGGTGTCACAATTCAATCCATGGAATGGGAAAAAGCATTCCCTAGATGCAAGGATTCGACAATGTAATTCGCATCGTACTTTATCTGAAACGCAAGTCTCTGAGATTCGGAGATTGCGACAGGGTGGAGTTCGAGTTTGCGATCTCGCCTTGCGATTCAAGGTTCATCAGTCGCATATAAGTAAGATTTGTTCTGGCGACCGCTACAAATTCTGAAAGGAAAATTCAATGAGCAATCCAAATCCTCAACACAATCCGACCGATGGTCTGGGCGTTGCAGCATACGTCCAAGTCACCGGCACCAACATCACTAACTGCGCCAGCGGCGGATTGACCGTCGCTACCGAAGCTACCGCCAATGACACTCGTGGTCTAAACGGGCAGGGCTACGGCGCAGTCGCCAGTTCCAGCAAGCCTGTGGGCGCAAATGCCCAGTATGCTCTGACTCTGTCTCTTGGAGGCAAGACGTACGGTGGAACTGTGTATTCCGACACTTGTCAATTGACGACTGTCCTGAAAGATGTGCACGATGTTACGTACGTCTCTTGGGTAGGCTCGCCAGTGTACAAGAGTTACAATGATCCGCAGGCAGATTCGCCCGCATGGTATAAGCCGTCGCCGTTCGCAGGTTACAATGCCAACGTTGCCTCGGTCAGCGCCACAGGTCTGATCACTGGTCTGGCTGTCGGCCAGGCAGTTATTGAGGTGCAATTTCCATTTTGTGACTTTGCATCTAGCTCACTTGACCCAGAACCGACACAGAATAGCGGCGACCCCGTTATGATGGTGTACTGTCAGGTGCTTGTGACAGTCGTTGCCTGAAGTCTATTAACCTGTCGCCTCATGAACGATAGGCGGGGCGTGCCTTTCAACACGCCCCAATTCTTTTTGAAAGGAGAATATGTCTACACCCTTGAAATATCATACATCTGAAGAAAAACGTATCGCTATTAATGAGCGTTCTAAAAAGCGATATTATGACAACTTAGAAAAAAGTAGGGAGTATCAAAGGGCTTGGCAACAAGAGCGAGCTATAAAAAACCCAGAAGCTGCCAAAATGAAATCTTATTCTGCGAGTATTCGGCGTAGATATGGTTTGACCGCAGCGTGAAAATTGAGTGGGCTGTATAGGTGGTACAGCCCTACTCTTTCCTTGGAGGAGGATATGAAAGAACCACAGTTTTACAGCCAATCAATAGTTGATGCAATGGCCGAGCACATTATCACGCTCGAACAGAGCATCAAACTGCATCGAGAGACTATCGCACGATTGAGGAGGGTGAATAGCGATTTGCGACGGTTGAAGAATATTCAACATCAGAATGACGAAGAATTTAGAAGTATGTGTCAAGAAAGTTTTGATGAAACGATTGATTCTACCGCAGAAGCTGGATTAGCATCTGCTATAGAAACAGTGGAAGGTCTGGGTTAACACGGGCTGAAAGCGTTAGAGGCAGGCTGGGCTGATCCCCTAGTTATGTACTAATATACGACATCGAAGTGCTAAAGCTCCTCCAAGGCAGACGTTCATTTCGCCGGATGAGCCAAACTAAGGAGGAGTGATAGCATGGAACCAACACCCGAACAGATACAAAAGAGTCAGGGCACAAGGTTAGATTCTCGGGCACCTTGGGAAACGTACGATCTCCAAGATGAGATGACGCCCGAGTTGGCGGCGGCTGTAGCTGAATACAGTACGCATCGGCATGACGACAGCAGCAATCAGGCCAAGGAAGAATTGGCTAAACAGAAAGAATATTCCAATGAGGTCGCCAAGGAATATCAATGGTGTACCCCAGAGGAGTACAAAGAGATTCAGATGCGATTCGGTCGCATCATGAACCATGCGGAGTTGATTACAAAACTCCGCGATGAATGCCATCTGAAAGTGTATTACCGGGATCACCCGCACCCGGACAAGTTAGTGCTGTTGTACTCGGATAGTTTAGGGATGAAAAAGCCCGAGATGGCGTGTTGGGTGCAGAACGGCTACATGCCCGAGTATACGGTGATGGGTTTTGACGATCACGGCGCACCGCTCGCAGAGAAGTATCGAGGCTGGCGCACTGTACTATTACAGTTGATCCTAAAGAACATTCTCACTGAAGAACTTGCACATAAAGTTTTTGGTCCGGCGTTGTTACCGTGCGCTGAACGATACAACACGATCTTGCATAGTCACCGCAATCGTGAGCAGTAATTTAAGGAGGAGTATGGAAGACAAGAAACAAGAAGTAATGACGGCACCGAAAAATGCCGCCGAAGAGATTGCTTTAATTGAATTGCAGATCAAGCGGGCACAACTTGCCGATCTCGAATTGCAGAAGAAAGAGCGTGAACTGAATCTCGAAGACCTGAGGGGACGCCTTGGGGACCGAGAGACCAAAGCCAAGCAGCGTAAGCAGGACCGCGAGCAGCAAGGTCGTACTTTCGCCCAACAGCGGGCTTCTGATGAAGCCAAGCAGAACGCATGCACTCACCGGAAGGGTGGAGTTGTTTCCGAGCGTGACCTTCATGTGTTGCATACAGGTGGTAACGGATCACAGTATGCAGTAATCAAGCACCAGATGATCAATGGTGATATGTGGATTCGGTGCCTGCGGTGTGGTAAAACGTGGTTGCCCCCGGTGAAAGATAATTTCTATTTCAACGAAAAGGGCAAGTGTGTTGCACCAAAAGACGGCAAGTTCTCACAAGAGCGTTTCGAAAAAGCCCAGCAAGAGTACATCAAGGCTATGCAGTTCGAAACGAACAATAGCCCGTCGGCTTCGGTAATTTGTAAGTTCACGAAATGGGATGATTCATCTGAGCAGTGGGTTGACGCTACTCAGGATTACAGAACCCATGTGAAGAATACGACCCTGAGGTAACCATGAGCCAAAAAGAAGCCCAAGCATATCGTCAGGAACTAGTCAATAGGCAAGTACAGTCGGAGCAGCGAAAGTTACCGCTATCAGCGGATCAAGTCGCGGCTCTCACGCTTGCTGATGTAGATGCCTATTCGTCCGATGAATATTTAGTGCATCTCAAAACGAACCCCGTGTTTGTGGCGCGAGTTGATGAACTTGAAAAGACTCGAAAGCCGCGACCCTCATCCCGATAACGAACTGCCCCAGAGTGGGGAATGTGCCTAGAATCATAATCTGGGAACACTCATAACCGCTGACGCTCGGGGATTGGCCTAAGGGCAAAGCGTCACTTTTTTAGTTTAGGAGAGTTATGGGTAACAGTAGTGTACGATTACAGGATTTAGTTGATGATGCTCGCGCATTCTCCGATTTGGCACCCGCTCTCCCTACGGGAGGATTCTCGGACGCCCCTGCCCTTTCGATTGCCAATGATGTAATGCAAGCGATGCTTTGCGGCGGGCCTAATGGGGAACCGTTTAACTGGAAGTGGAACCGACTTTTCTCGCCATATGCAACGGGGAATGATCCGACTGGAGGTGGTGTTCAAAACTTCTTTCTAAACAGTTGGCAACAGGATTATTTTGTTCCGAATGTGGTATTGCTCGGCTGGTTAGAAAGTTGCTCAGCAGTGAACTATTCCTGTACGCAATATCCAAAACCGGTGTATCCGGTAATGGTGAAACGCGATCTTCTTATTACCTTCAATCTGTCCAATAACAATGATGCTCGTATTTGCTGGATGCAGAATGATACGATGCAATCAGGCATGTGGGGTTTACCCGCTCAAGTCAATCCGACGGGAAACTTTAACCCCGGACCCGGAATGCAGT